CTTTACTGGTTCGCTTGATGGCACTCAAACAAATAAACTTGTTCTCGAAGGGTTGTTTGGTCCAGTTATGAAGGTGATACAAACCAAAGAACTTATAGATAATAAAACGCTCTCTGAGTTTAGAATCAAATGTCTAACACTGAAATATGACGACCAAACTTGTAAGATTATGAAACAAGCGAAGTATCAGGATGAGATGGGCTTCCTTGTATCAAATCAAGCAAGAAACAATTTTATAAAAAACTTGACTATTACCCGAAAAGGTAATACACTATTACTATTCCAATACGTTGAGAAGCACGGAAAGCTTCTCTATGATATGATACAATCAGAGGTAGGTAATGAAAGAAAAGTATTCTTTGTCTCAGGAAACACGGACGTTTCGATTAGGGAAGAGATTAGGGCAATTACTGAAACGGAAGCAGATGCAATTATCGTCGCTTCTTATGGCACTTTCTCGACAGGCATTAACATTAGAAACTTACATAATGTTATCTTTAGTTCTCCTTCTAAGTCTCGTGTCCGCACACTCCAATCTATAGGACGAGCACTACGAAAGGGCGACAACAAAGAACTCGCTACACTCTACGATATATCTGACGACTTGACTTATAAGTCGCATGTTAACCATACTCTGAAGCACTTTGCTGAACGAGTTAAAATGTATAATGCTGAACAGTTTGAATACAAACTATATAACATAAGGTTAAATTCTATTGACTAGGATACTAAAACTAATCAACGGCGAAACGATCGTCGGATCGTGGGCTGGTGAAACAAGAACCCATTACCTAGTTAATGATCCACTCAAAGTTGAAACTCATTCCACATCTTCTGGCAGATACTCTATTCTAACATTCTGGATACCACTTGCTGACGAACCTATACAAATTCCTTTACTTAAAGAGCATGTTGTAGTACAATCAGATGTAACAGCGGATGTTCATGAGAACTATACATCTACAGTGTATAAGATGAAGCACCCGAAGGTTGAAGAAGAAGAGTTTCCAGAGAATGAAGAAGATTTAGAACAATTGTTGAATATTATAAGGATATGATGATGAAGAGGACATTACACTAATGGCTGAGAAGAAAAAACGTCCGTACTATGTGGACAATAAAAAGTTTCTACAAGCGATGATTGAATATCGAGAAATGGTCGGAGCTGCTGAGCAAGAGGGTAAACAGAGACCAAACGTTCCAGTTTACATTGCTGACTGTATCATTAAGATTGCTACGCACCTTTCCTACAAACCTAACTTTATCAACTACTCGTTCCGAGAAGATATGATTATGGATGGGGTTGAAAACTGCCTACAGTATATTGACAACTTCAATCCAGAAAAGAGTAAGAACCCATTCGCATACTTCACTCAGATTGTATACTATGCGTTTCTTCGTCGTATCCAAAAAGAGAAGAAGTATCTCTACACTAAGATGAAAGCGACTGAGAACGCAACTATCTTCGGTGAAACCGCAGATACGTCTGATCACGATAGCGGAACAGACTTTATCAATAACGTAAAGAGCAACGATTGGAACGAAGAATATGTTTCCAATTTCGTTGAGAGCTTTGAACAAAACAAACGGCGTAAAAAGAAGAAGAAGATTATCGTCGAGGAATAATTATGAAAATTGCTTTGATTACTGATACTCACTGGGGAGCAAGAAATGACTCCGCAGTGTTTCTTGACTACTTTACCAGATTCCATGACGAAGTATTCTTTCCATACTTAGAAGAAAATGACATCAAAACGGTTATTCACCTTGGTGATATCGTTGATCGTCGTAAGTATATCAACTATGTAACCCTACGGCGGCTCAAGGATAAGTTTATTACTCCTATCATTGAGCGTGGTATCGACTTACACGTGACAGTAGGAAACCACGATGTTCCCTACAAAAACACTAATGAAATCAACTCAATGAAAGAGTTGTTTGACCAACACCAAGTTCACTTCTATGACAGCCCATCAACTCAGACGTTTGATGGTACTGACATTCTGCTGATGCCTTGGATCAATAACTCTAACTATCCCGCAGCATTGGAAGCTATGAAGCAAACCTCTGCGACTCTGATGATGGGTCACCTCGAGATTGCTGGTATGTTTATGATGCGTGGTATGACTAACGAACATGGCATGGATATGGATATGTTCAAGAAGTTTGAGATGGTATTCTCTGGTCACTTCCACCACCGTAACTTCAATGAGAATATCTACTACCTTGGATGTCCATACGAAATCACTTGGTCGGACTATAAAGACCCGAAGGGCTTCCATGTATTTGATACTGAAACACGTGAACTAGAGTTTGTACAAAACCCATTCGCTATGTTCCACAAGATATACTACCACGACGAAGGCAAGTCACTGGCTGACTTCACAGAGCGTGATTACTCAGAGTTTGCCAATACATATGTGAAAGTTGTAAAGCAGAACGTGAACAACCCATACTGGTTTGATCTGATGCTTGACGAGATATACAAGGCTGAACCTGCTAACATCCAGATTGTTGAGGATGTGGTTAATCTAAGTATCGACGATGATGATCTGATTGATGAGGCTGAGGATACAATCACTATCCTATCCAAATACATTGATGCGATGTCAGAAGATATTCCTAAGAAAAGGCTTGACAATTTGATGCGTACACTGTATAATGAAGCTATACATTTAGAGGTATAGATGCTATATTTTAAGAACATCAAATGGAAAAACTTTTTGTCGACTGGTAATCAGTTGACTGAAATACAACTTGATAGGTCTCCTTCTACTGTGATCGTTGGAGAGAACGGAGCAGGTAAGTCTACTTTGCTAGACGCTATCACTTACGTTCTCTTCAACAAACCTTTTCGTAATATTAATAAGGCGCAGTTGATCAACTCTATCAATGAAAAAGAGCTTGTGGTCGAGATAGAGTTTCGTAACGGTAACACCGAGTATATGGTGCGGCGTGGTATGAAACCAAACGTGTTCGAGATCTGGAAGAATGGCAGTCTGCTTGACCAGCCTGGAACAATCCGTGAGTATCAGCAACAACTTGAAGAAACAATCCTCAAGCTAAACTATAAATCCTTCACTCAAATCGTGGTATTAGGCAACGCATCGTTCACTCCTTTCATGCAGTTGTCTACACGTGATCGTCGTGAAGTGATCGAAGACCTCCTTGACATTCAGATATTCTCATCTATGAATATTCTGCTGAAGGATCGCATTTCCGAGAATAGAACGAACATCAAGGAGGTCAAGGATCAAGCTGAACTTACCAAAGAAAAAATTGACTTACAGAAGAAATATATTGAGCAGCTAGAACACGACCACACATCACAGATCAATGAGATGAAACTACAAATGGATCTGTATCTCAAGGACGCTGAGATGTTTGGTGAAATGGCAAAGGATACGAGAGAAGCTGTAACGGTTTTGCTTGATGAGGCTACGAAAGAAACTCGTATCCAAACTAAGTCAAGCAAGATGACAGAGATCCTCACAAAGCTGAAGGATAAGCATAAGAAAGCGCACAAGCGCATCGACTTCTTTGAACATAATGACAACTGCCCTACGTGTGAACAGATCATTGATATTGAGATCAAAGCTGAAAAGATTGCGTTGACAAAGGAGTCCATTGACGAAGCCCAAGAAGCTATCGAAAAGCTACAGGGTGAGATGGAGTCAATCAATTCTCAGCTAGAGCAGATCGGATGGGTGAAAGACAACATTGCCACAATGAATGCGGAGATCAAAGAGAATGAGGGGAAAGTCAAGTTTTATGAGGAACAGGCTCAAAATACGAAGCAACGGATTGAAGAAGCTGAAGTCAAAGCGCAAGAAAAGAAAGGCGATACCCAAGAGTTGGACAGATTGCTTGCCGACCTTGAGGGGTATAAAAAGAAAGGGAAAGAACTCTTAGAATTGAAAGAGTTGTATCAGTTGGCAGCAGCTATGTTGAAAGACGGTGGTATTAAAACCAAGATCATTCGACAGTACGTTCCAATTATGAACAAGCTTGTCAACAAATACCTACAAGCACTTGACTTCTTTGTACAGTTTGAACTAGATGAGGAATTTAATGAAGTTATCAGATCAAGACACCGTGATGAGTTTTCTTACAGCTCCTTCAGTGAAGGAGAAAAGATGCGAATTGACCTCGCTCTTCTCTTCACGTGGCGAGCAGTCGCAAAGCTCAAGAATAGCACAAACACAAACCTACTCATTCTCGACGAAGTATTCGACGCATCTCTTGATACCAGTGGCTGCGACGAGTTTCTCAAACTTCTAAATGAGATTGGCGGCGACACTAACGTATTCGTTATTAGTCACAAGGGTGATGTTCTGACTGACAAATTCCGCAGTCAGATCCGTTTCGAGAAAATTAAAAACTTTAGCAGGATGGCAGCATGAAATTAGTGAAAGCTAACGATAAA